GTGCACCCTTCTCTCTTACACTTAACTCTCAGAAATGGGCTCAACTATGCTCCGATGTCGCTAAGTTTCGCAAGAGCATGAAGGATTCGCCTAAGAGTCGGCTCAACTCGGCCTAGCATAAGCCTAGAGTAACTGAACTATCTTACGGTTCTGTTACTTCCAGCCTTATTACCAGTCCTCGCAAAAGCTATGTAGCCAAAGAGCAGGCTTAGTTAAAGGAAAAGGTCAAGAGCACTGCCTTAGATATCTCAGCCTAAGACTAGTGTGGGGGGAGGCTCATGCTACCGTACCTACTAATATATAGCCTCCAACGCACAAAAAACGAAATATGAAAAAAGAACACAAGCTGTGCTATAATACTTGCAAGATAACTCTACTCTGAGCCTAATGGCAGAAACAAAGAAGAAACGCGGTAACCCTAACTTTCACAAGGGCATGAAACCATTGAACGAAGTAGGTAGACCTAAAGGTTCTGTCAACAAGTTTACTGCTTTGGCTAGGGAATTAATGTCAAATAAATCTCCCGAGATAGTCCAAGCGGTAATAGATAAAGCTATGGAAGGCGATGTACACTGCTTAAAAATGTGCCTTGATAGGATATTACCTGTACACAAGGCGGTTGACTCTAGTCGAACTAAAGCAGATGCACAAGTCATCATTAATGTTTCCTCTCTGGATAGTATACAACAAAAAATTGATATGACTCCAGAGGGCGAACTTATAGAACCCGAAGAAAAATCAGACGATGAAGTAATCGTTAATATAGATTCATCACCAATGACTGAGAAGTTTGATGGCTGAATTAGATATTAATTTACACCCTGCTCAATTAGAAATATTTAAATCTAATAAACGATTTAAAATTGTTGCTGCGGGTAGACGCTTTGGAAAGTCCTACCTTTCCGCTTGGTTATTACTAATCAACGCAATCCAGTCTGATTCTAAAGATGTATTCTATATAGCCCCTACATTCCAGCAAGCCAAAGATATTATGTGGGCAATGCTAAAAGAGTTAGGTAGAGATTTAATATTACAAGCCTACGAGAATACTGCGGTTCTTACACTTATTAATGGTAGGAAGATATACCTTAAAGGAAGTGATAGACCAGAAACATTGCGTGGCGTTGGACTAGCATACGTTGTTTTGGACGAATACGCTTCGATGAAGCCTGTGGTATGGGAACAGATAATAAGACCGACTTTGGCTGACGTGGAGGGTCGGGCACTCTTTATAGGTACGCCCGCAGGAAAAAATCATTTCTTTGATTTGTACCAAGACGCACAGGAAGATGAAGATTGGGATACATTCCAGTTTACTTCTATAGATAATCCTTTTTTATCTGAAAAAGAGATTGCTGCTGCCAGTAAGTCAATGTCCTCAATGTCGTTTAGACAAGAGTTTGAAGCATCCTTTGAAACCTTTAGTGGTGGTATTTTTAAAGAAGAGTGGTTTCAAGAGTCAGAAGAACCAGAAGAAGGTAACTATGTAATTGCTGTAGACCCAGCAGGATATGAAGATAGTGAAAAAGAAAGAAACTTAAAGCGTTCTAGGTTAGATGAAACCGCTATTGCTATTGTAAAAATAGATAGAGATAAGTGGTGGGTTAAAGAGATACTACATGGTCGGTGGAACATTAAAGAAACCGCCAAAAAAATTCTTTCATCTGCGATGAAGGTAGAATCTACTTCGGTAGGTATTGAAACAGGAGCATTGCGTAATGCTATATTACCTTACCTTGAAGATGAGATGAGAACAGAGAACCAGTTTATATCTATTATAGAGTGTCGACATGGTGGTAAAAGAAAATTAGATAGAATAACATGGTCATTGCAAGGTAGAATGGAACATGGTCAGATAACATTTAATGAAGATAAAGACTGGAAGTATTTTAAAAACCAGATGTTAGACTTTCCTAATAAACTTGCACATGACGACTTGCTTGATAGTCTTGCGTATATTGACCAAGTAAGCGTGGCAGACTTTGCACATACAATAGAATTAGAAGATGATTGGAGTCCAATAGATGATGTGGCAGGATATTGACGATTTAGACCAACAAGAATATGATGATGTCTGGGAGTTTGCTCAAGATACATCTAATATAAAATTAAGGTATGTAGCTGCTTTGTCAATTATTGCTAATTTGGCAAATGACTTAGACCCTAAGTTATTACCTAATGATGAAAATGTAGACCTATCTATATGTAAGATGATTATGGATGGCTCAATTGAAATAGAAAGTTTGAGCGATAGCATACATTAAAACTACTGTTTGTGATATAATCGCCAACAATTTCTGGAGAATAGTTTTATATGAACGACAAGAAAGAATTACAATACCAAGCACTAGCTAGTTGGCTTAACTACAGGTTAGATGGTTGGAGAAATCATAGAGAACAAAACTATACTTCTAAATGGGATGAATACTATCGTCTATGGCGTGGTATTTGGAACGAGTCAGATAGAACAAGAACAGCAGAACGCTCAAGAATTATAGCACCTGCCTTACAGCAGGCAATTGAATCTTCGGTTGCAGAATTGGAAGAAGCTACATTTGGCAGAGGCAAGTGGTTTGACATCCAAGATGACATGCTTGACCAAGACAATAGTGAAGCTGAGTATATACGCAATTTATTACAAGAAGATTTAGAAAAGACTGGTTGCAAAGATGCAATAGCAGAAGTTTTTCTTAATGGTGCTATCTATGGAACAGGTATTGCAAAAATAGTTGTTAATCAAGTTATAGAAAGAGCACCTTCAGAAGATGAAGTAGAAGGCTCAATGACTGGTGTAAGAACTGTATCTGAATTTTTAGCTATTGATGTTAAAGTTGAACCGATATCTCCATTAGAATTTCTTATTGACCCTGCTGCAAATAGCATTGATGAAGCATTAGGCGTTGCCCATGAAGTTATAAAACCTAGATACCATGTAGTACAAGGTATGGCAACTGGTGTTTATCGTGATGTTCCTTTAGATGGTGATTACGACACAGTTAAAATGGGTTATAGTCCAGAAGGTAGACAAGCAGATGAGTCTGACAATGTAAAAATTACAGAGTATTGGGGTTTAATACCTAAAAGATTTATGAAAAAAGGTGTTGACAAAGATGACTTTGAATACACAAAGAAAGATGAACTTATAGAAGCTGTCGTTACTATAGTTAATGACGAATACATTTTGCGTGTAGAAGAAAATGCGTTTATGATGATGGATAGACCCTTTGTTAGTTACCAACACGACATAGTGCCAAACAAATTCTGGGGTAGGGGCGTAGCAGAGAAAGGATATAACCCACAAAAAGCTTTAGACGCTGAAATGAGAGCAAGGATAGACTCATTGGCTATGACTACTACGCCTATGATGGCTGCTGACGCTACAAGACTACCAAGAGGAACTAAATTTGAGATAAGAACAGGTAAAACTGTACTTACTAATGGTAATCCTAGAGAAGCTATCATGCCATTGGACATGGGGCAGACTGACCCTAGTACATTCCAACAGGTTGCTAGTCTACAGAACATGATACAAATGGGTACAGGCAGTTCAGATGTTGCTGGTGGTGGAGATACTGCTAGTGGTATGAGTATGGCACAATCTGCTTCTATTAAAAGACAGAAACGTACTCTAATGAACTTCCAAAACACATTCCTTATACCAATGATTAACAAAGCTATGTATAGGAAAATACAGTTTGACGTAGACCGTTACCCTGTTACTGATTACAAGTTTGTACCTTATTCTACTATGGGCATTATGGCTAAAGAGCTAGAAATGCAACAAATGGTACAAATGTTACAAGCCATACCAGCAGATTCCCCTGCATTTAATGTTATATTGTTAGCTATGATGCAAAATTCTAGTATACATAACAGAGATGCTATAGTATTTGGACTACAACAAGGTGCAGAAACAAATCCAGAAGATGAGCAAATGCAGCAAATGGGTATGCAACTAGCAATGCAACAAGCACAAGCAGAAATTGCTAAAACACAAGCTGAATCACAAGAAGAGCAAGCTAAAGCACAATTACATCTAGCTCAAGCTGCTTCATTACAGCCTAGTGAGTTTGATATGCAAGAAAAACAGATAAGTGTAGAGAAATCTATTGTTGGTTTAGAAAAAGCAGCAGCAGATGTGTCAAGACAACGCTCCGAAACTGCTAGAAACGTACCAGAAGTAGAACATCTTAAATCTGAAACAATATTAAACCTAGCTAAAGCTAGACAAGCTGGAAACACAACACCAATTAATACTAGAATACAATAACCATGCCAAAAACAGATGAAGCGTTCCTAGCTGATAGATTAGGTATGACAAGAAGCGAAGGATGGTTTGATTTAGTAGAAGAAATAGAGAATTTAGAGGGAAGTATTACTAATTTAGATAATATAAACTCTGAGCAAGACCTTTGGGTAATCAAGGGTCAGTTGCGTATTATAAACTTTTTATTAAGTTTAGATACTGCAACAAACCTAGCGTTGGAAGAACTCCAAGACGGAAATCCAACATAATTAAACTTCACAACCCCATGTGGGCGGAGAACAAATGAGTATTGTAGTAGAAGAAGCACCAATGCAAGAACAACCCATAACAGAAACACAGGTAGAAACACAAGAAGTCGAAACAGTAGCTGAGATAGTACCAGACTATGAAGTACCTTCCAAGTATGCGGGTAAGTCCATGCAAGAAGTCATTGAAATGCATCAGAACGCTGAATCAGCGTTTGGTAAACAAGGGTCAGAGGTTGGAGAACAACGGAAATTAATCCAAAGTTTACTTGAAGCACAAAATAAATCTAATACTGTAGTACAAGAGCCACAAGAAGAAGCTGTTAGTTTTGAAGATGCTTTTTATACTGACCCTGCTAAAGCAGTTAACTCAGCTATAGAAAATCATCCAGATGTACTAAAAGCAAGAGAGCAACAAGCCCAACAAGCCAATCAACAAAAGTTGAATGAACTTGAAAAGGCATATCCAGATTGGGAAAATCGTGTCGCAGACAAAGATTTCCAAGATTGGGTAGGTTCTAGTGAGATAAGAAAAGATATTTTCCGTAAAGCTGACACAGATTATAGGCCAGACTACGCTATTGAACTCTTTGACATGTATGATAAAGTCAACATGGTTACAAAAACTAAAGAGGTTAAGAAAAGTGAAAAGGCTAAAGTTGATAAAGCATTACGACAAACTGTATCTGAAACTCGTTCTTCACAATCTGTCGGTGGCAAAAAAATGTATCGTAGGTCTGATTTAATCAACCTACAGATAACAGACCCGAACCGTTATGCTTCGCTAGCTGATGAAATTCACGAAGCGTATGCAGAAGGCAGGGTAAAATAATCATTTAATAGGAGAAGCAAATGGCTTTAGGAACTAATGGTGTAACAACCGCAGTTGCCAACAACTTCATCCCCGAGTTGTGGAGCGATGAAGTAATAGGTGCATATAAAACAAATCTTGTGTTAGCTAATCTAGTAACAAAGTTATCTCATAAAGGAAAAAAAGGAGATACAATATATATACCAGTACCCGCTAGGGGTTCTGCAAGTGTAAAAGCAGCTAATACACAAGTCGTGTTGTCAGCAGCTACTAACACAGCAATAACAGTCAGTATCAATAAGCATTATGAATATTCTAAGCTAATTGAAGATATTGCAGAAGTACAAGCACTCGCAAGTATGCGAAAGTTCTACACCGATGATGCTGGTTTTGCATTAGCTAAACAAGTCGACTCTGATTTGTTTGCTTTGGCTGAAGGTTTTCAAGGTGGTACAGTTGGTGGTTCAGCAGCAGCTTCGTATGAAAAAGCATACATTGGTTCTACTGGTGCAGCTTTGTATACAGGTAACTCATCTAACGCAGCAGACATTACGGATGCTGGAATTAGAAAAATGTTACTTTTACTTGATAATGCTGATGTACCTATGGACAATCGTTCAATGGTAGTTCCACCAATCGTAGTTAATGACATGTTAGGTCTTGCTAGATTTACTGAGCAACAGTTCATTGGTAACGGTGATGCAATTAAGACAGGTAAAATCGGTTCTATCTACGGTGTAGATGTAATGATTTCTACTGCTTGTCCTACTGCTGCTGGTAACTCTGGTGCTGATAGAGTCGGTGTGATTATTCACAAAGATGCTTTAGTCTTAGCAGAACAAGTTGGTGTGCGTTCACAGACACAATATAAACAGGAGTATTTAGGTGATTTGTTCACTTCAGATACACTTTATGGAGTTGCAGAACTTCGTAACGATGCTGGTGTTGCGTTTGTTGTACCAGGAACTTAATAGTTAATTGAGTTGTAACCCCTTCTCACGAGGGGGTTATTCTAAATTAATTAAAAAATAATTATGCCTTTTTACGAATACGAATGTAAAGATAAACATATTTTTGATGAAATGTGTTCTGTAAAAGATAGATTACAAAAGAAAGAATGTCCAGAATGTGGACAAAAAGGTCAATTTAGAATAAGCGTTAGAGGTACACAACCTCATTTTGGCAATGAAGATACTCTTTGGAACATGAGAGAACGTAAACGAAACAGTAAGGATGATTTTAATGGACATATTTAATAATACTTGCGACCACGAATCTACTAATAACTTAGAAATAGAAAGATTTAAAGCTAAGATAAAAGAAATTTGGTCAAGAATGTTACAAGAATCTTATAGTACAAACTATAAAGAAGATGATGAAGATGCTCCTACTAAAGAAGAGTATATGATTCATAACGCACTTAAGTTTGCTGACGAACCTGAACAAGAAACTGAATTAGACTCTTTAATGGATATGTTAGATGGACTTATGGATGAAGATGAAGAGTTAGATAGTGTCCAGTCAGAAGGTAAAGCACCTAAATATGGAAGCAGCTCACTTAAATCAAATAACGAATCAGGTAATATAGAATCAACAACTTATGAATATAAACACGCAAGTTCAAAAACTCCAAGCGACTCTCGTTCTGGAGGTAAAGGTGGCTCGTATGCGGGCACGCCATCTGGTGGCATCAGTAAGAAAAAAACTGACACAGTTACAACAAAGTATTCGCCTCTTATTGAACAAATAAAAGAAGAGATTAATTCTTTAAAAGATAGACAAAGAATAGGTAGAAGAAAAATGAGGTTTAGAATTTAATGGTTAAGATGCATTGGAGACAGCGTAAAGCTCTAGCTAGACGACATAATTTCTGGCAAGACTTAAGAGTCAATGACCCTGTCTATACTAATGCTTTTGAAATACAAGCTGAAAATGGAGATTATATTTCAACTGAAACATTAATTGACCTAAATAACAATTCTTACAATTACTACATTATAGCGGAGTAACAAATGGCACAAATAAAAGTATCAGCACTAACAGCATTAACAAACACGGATGGTGCTGAAGAACTATTAATTAACGATGGCGGAACTTCAAAGAAAGTTACCATTGCTAATGTATTGCCAGATAATTCAATAGATAGTAAACACTATATAGATGGAAGTATAGACACAGCCCACCTTGCCAACAATTCTATTACTTCGGCAAAGCTCGGAGTCGATGTTATTGTTGCAGAGGACATTGCTGCAAATGCGATTACAGTTTCAGAACTTCAAAACAATGCTGTAACAACAGCAAAGATTTTAGACGACAATGTAACTGCTGATAAGTTAGCCAACTCAATTAATTCAGCTATTGCTGCTAACACCAATAAAACAACTAACGCTACTCATAGTGGAGAAGTAACAGGAGCTACTGCTCTTACTATTGCTGACAATGTAGTAGATGAAGCTAACCTTAAAGTAAGTAACTCGCCTACTAATGGGTTTTTATTATCAGCACAGTCTGGTAATACAGGTGGACTTACTTGGATAACAGCTCCTTCTACTGGAGTAGCTACTCAACTTACAGCAACCTCTAACATTGGACTAGGTGCTAACGCAGTCAACTCAATTACTACAGGAGATAGAAATGTTGGTTTAGGAGATGAATCTGGTACAGCAATTACTTCAGGTTCTAATAATACTGCTATAGGTAATAATACTTTAAGTATAAACTCAACTGGTAATAATAATGTTGCAATTGGTAGAGATTCTATGAGTGCTAATACTACTGCTGACCACAACACAGCAGTTGGTTATGAAGCGTTAAGAATTAACACTACAGGTGCTTCTAATACTGCTATAGGTGCTTTATCTTTAGATGCTAATACTACAGGACAACAAAATGTTGCTACTGGTTATCTTGCTTTAACAACAAATACAACTGGAAGTTATAACAACGCATTTGGAGTAGGAGCATTAAACGATAATACAACAGGTGCTAATAACACAGCATTTGGTCATACTGCTTTATACTCTAATAATACAGCTACTGGTAATGTTGCAGTAGGTTTTGAAACTTTAAAAGCTAACACAACAGGTGCTACAAATACTGCTTTAGGTAATAAGTCACTGTTAGTTAATACTACAGCTTCTAACAATACTGCTGTTGGTGATAGTACTTTAAGAGCTAACACAACAGGTGACAGAAATACTGCTGTTGGTGCTCAAGCTTTAGTAGCTAACACTACAGCAGACGCTAATACTGCTGTGGGTTACGAAGCTTTAAAGACTGTTTCGACAACTGAGCAAAGCACAGCAATTGGTTTTCAAGCTTTACGAGCTAATACGGCAGCAAATAATACAG